ATTCTGAGCTTCATCAGTAAGTTTTTGTCTTCAAACATATTAAACTTACCTTCATAATTTTTTTTATAATCCTCTGGAAAATTCTTTTTTATAAAGTCTTTATAATTTTCTCCTAACCCTTCTGGTATATTAGTTTTATCACCTAATACCTCATCATCATCATCAAATGATCTTCCTAATAGGCCATAAGGTTGTTCAAACAGTATCTCACCGGGTTGACCAAATTTTTTACCACCTAATGCACGGCCCATCTTACCAAAAAACCCCAACTCCGGTCTATCTAAGCCTGATGCCCCATATTCCCCAACCATAGAATTTTCTTTTTCTTTTTTTGTACTTGCTTGTGCTGACATGATGCCGCTATTTATAGGGGTTTCATCGTATTCGACTGGCTTCATTTTACTAGAAACTTCTGTAAAATACTTAAAATCTGCTGGATTTTTTATATTTTTTAAACCACCTAATCCTACATTATAGGCAGATATAGCGCCTGCATCAGTATCAGTGTTTTTTCTATAGCCTGTAAGCAAATCTGCCATAAAATCTTTAGAAGTATCACCTTCTTCTAACCTTGCGTCAACCATCTCTTTGTTATCTAAATAAGCCTCTTGAGCTGTGGCATATTTTTTACCTTTACCTACCTGACCCTCAAGTTCTGGAAACATAGATTTTACGCCATATCCGGGCATAATAGCAGTAGATGGTCTAATTTGTGATAAACCAACTTCATCTAAGCTACCTCTTGCTTTTACATCTCCACCACTTTCTTGCATTATCATGGCATTTATAAGCTCTTGTGTAGGCCTGCCCATAGCATCAAAATATGCTCCTTGTTGAGCTTTTATAACACCACCTTCTGCCATAGCTTGTGTAAGTCTTCTGTTACCTAAACCAGCTAAACCAGCTCCTAAGCTTCCTCTATAATTATTAGTTCTAAATCTTGGATCTCCACCAAAACCAATCATTCCAAAACTTGGTCTATCTATAACTGCAGGTCTAGCTATTGGCCCACCTTTACCGCCAAATCCGGGAAATCTAGGTCTAGGTATTCTAGGAAAAGGTCCTCTATCTGTAAATTCGGGCAGTTGCTGTATAGGCATAGGTCTAGTTATTTGTGGTTGTTGCGCAGCTTGGTTTTGTTGATCTTGTAATAATTTAGAATTTTGCATTGTAGCTTCTTGTATACCTTGCAAAGCCTCTGCATTTTGACTTACACTATCAGCTATTCCCTCTATCAATCCTCCATCGGCATATCTGTCTACTTCTCCACCATTTTTCATAGTTTTAGGCATCATAGAACCAATACCGCCAGACTCCATACTTGCAGGAGCCATGGCTTCAGACATACCTGCCATGCCTTCTTGCGGAACGCCTGCGGAAGCAACAACCTCTTCTGCAACTGTGGGCTGTTGCTGTGCTTGTCTTGCTTCGAAATCACCCTTAACTCTTTTACGTCTATTTAACTCTGATAAAACAAGAAACTGAGGCGCACTACCACTTGGCTGTTGCATTTCTTTAATTAACTGATCTTCTGAAAAGTTTTTTAAGTCGTCTTGTATTTGTAAAACATTCATCATCAGCCTGTTAATCCTCTATATAATCCCAGACCTGCTATACCTGTGCCTAACAGATCTTTAACTGGATTGTATTGTTGAAACTTAGTTGTTTCTGTAGATGGTTGCACAGGAACACCACGCAAAATAGATGATAAAAATGTAAGATCTTCTCTTGGCATATCTCTCTGTCTAACAAAATCTTCATAAGCTAGGTCTAAACCTGCTTGCTCTCTTGCTTGTCTGTCTTTAGCTATCTTTTCTAACAACTGAGCTGATTCTATATCACCAGCCCTTGCCTTTTCACCTAGTGCAGCAAGCTGTGCTGATTGACCGGATAAACTCTCTGCCGCTGATAATCCTTGTCTTTCCGCAGCTAGTCTAGCATCTCTATCAGCTCCAAATTGCTGTTGTGCCTGCTCAAACGCTTTTTGCTGACCTGTAGCCTGTATTTCACCTAACTGTCTTTGTAAACCTTGACCTGCCAAAGCATTTGCTACTGCTGATCTAGATCCTCCAAAGGCACCTGCCTGCACCGCTGATGCATCTCTGCCAGCCTGCCCTCTGTTAAAATCTAAAATTGCTTGTTGTTTTTGTACATCTAACACATTTTGTATATATGGTGACATATATTGCTGCGCTTGAGCAGAGCCAAAATCTTGTGATTGGAAACCCATTCCCTGCAATGCTCTACCCATACCTGCTGTTGTACCAGCGGTAGCAGATCCTAATCCGGGTATGCCTCCCTCTGCAGCAGCCCTTGCTATTTCTCTTGATCTGGCTGTATCTGTATTTTCATCAGCTAGTCTTTGACCTTCAAACGGTATATAGTCTCTTTTAGACTCAGATTCAGCTCTTTTAATCATGTCTAGAGCATATGGCTCAAAGTATTTAGGTAATGAGCTTTGTACTATATTTTGCTCTGTTGGCTGTTGAGGCCTTGATCCACCACCTTTACCCATTATTTATCTCCATTCTGTAAGCTATATATTCAGGTTCCCAATTATATTTTTTTAATACTTTCATCCATGCCTTTCTTCCGTAGCCTTCTAAATGACTGCAATCGCAGTCTTTTGCAAAGCTAGACAATCTTTCCATAGCTATAGGTAACCATTCCATCATACGTTTGCCACCAATCCAATCCATAGCCATAGCCTTTTTGCTAGGGTATTCTATTATTCTTGTTGTAATTGCTGCTACCACTCTTTCATCTTCCTTATCATCTATAATCAACCAAAGATTATAATATCCTTCATGTATGTGCCTATAGATATCATCTATGTGATACTTACCAGCACTAGTTTGGATTGCTTTGTTTAGTAAACCACTTACATCGCCCCAAACAATATCTACTGCCTCACGAGGAACTGCTGTGCATATCATGCAGGCAACATCATCTCATCAGGTATAGCAGGTGGCTGTGTCTTACCACCTGTTCTTAACTGTCTAACTCTGTCCATCATGCTTTCTAATTTATCTGCACCTGCATCTGAGGACCCATTTCCGATGCCACTAACGACATCAGCAGGTACAACAAACTCGCCATCACTAAGTAATACATCTTGATCACCCTCCATAGAAGCAGGTATCATATCAGCCATGCCGTCACCAGCACCTTCTACCATGCCATCGCCTTCTTGCATTGCTGATGGTATATCACCTGCTTGTACTTTTTGAACTAAATCTTGTAATGCATCCTGACCAAACTGAGCTATAAATTGTCCTAATATGACCTTTTGTTGATCTTGATCTGTTATTTCTCCTTGTATAACGTCTATAGCACTACTAATTAACTCTTTATCATTCATGCCATCATCCATCATACCACCAATACCAGCATCCATAGGTGACATAGCGGCCTCTACCTCACCACCTTCTGCATAATTTTTTGGTATCATATAATTAAATTCACCCATTTTACCAGCATCATAACCAAATTCTGGAAATACAGATGTATTTTTAATGGGCATACCTCTTGGCATTTCTGGGTCGTCTTCTTCTTCTCTATATTTTGGCATTATCATAGAGTCTGCAGCTAATCCGCCTATACCAGCTCCTAGTGCTTCTGGTCTAGTCAACATATCTGTAAAACTTCCACCCGGCAAACCGGACATTTTGGCAGCATCAAAAGCGCCTGTACCCATTCTTTGAGCAATAGGATCTGTTAAAGCATTTTGTGCGGCTGTTGTTGGGGCGGCAGGATTACCACCAAATGCACTAGATCCTCCTATAGCACTACCAATACCACCTAACGCTGCACCTGTTAGAACATCCTTAGTATCACCACCTTGTAACAAAGACCCTAAACCACCTCCTAAAGCACTTGCTATCATAGGGCTTGCAACTAAATTAAATCCTGCAGGACCAAGTATTGCTGGTGCCGCTAAACTAAGTATTGCTGATAACATATTACTCTCCTAACGCTCTCATGCGATTGATTAATCTTTCTGCTCTGTTTGGCACTTGCGTTCTCCATTTCGAGTCATACATCTGATTGGCGCACTCACCAAAGTCCATTATAGATACACTCGCCTTTAGTTTACTAAACTTTGATAGTCTTGTGTACCCCAAATTATACATCATATTGCATAATATTAATTTTGCTTCTTCTGGCAATGCATAAAAATTATCATACAATTTTTCACAATCTTCTATTGTACCAATTATATCACTACTAAAACAGCTATTTACACGCTCTTCACTTACAGGAGTTCCTACAGCTTGTCCATGCTCTGGGTCAGAATCACGGACCAGATGACCAATCCCAAAAGTAGGCAAGTTGAGGTGATCCAAATAAATTTCATGTACGTTTCCCTCGTCTGCCTCTATTTCCTGTCGCAGCTTTTCTATGTCCATTGACTGTCTCCCTTGTTTTAGTTTTTACAGAAGCAACATGCTTATGATAAAAATAGTTACCTATCTTATTAAAGAACTTAGATAAACTTAACCAGAACCACATCATTTTTTGTTTGCTTTCCTAATGCTTTCTTTGCCTTTTTTAAATATACTAGCTACATCTGCCTTACCCATAACCTTCGCTCTTTGTTCTCCAACTGTTAGTATTTGGATCTTTCTTGCAAAAGGTTTGTTAACTCTTTTAACTTTAGCGACTGTCGCTCTAGCATCTGCTGGAGTAGCAAATTTAATTCCAACTGTGTCTTTAGGGTTCTCGTCAGTGTATAAACGTCTACCAGAACCTTTTGGTTTTTTTCCTGTTCCAACTTTCGGATCTTTTTTCTTTGCCATTGTATGTATTCTCAAGTGTCTAAATAAGTCTTGCACTACTTCTTTTTCTTCACCGTCTGCTTTGCTCGTTTAAAGTTCTTCTTTGTAGGTGCGCCTTTAGAACCTACCTTACGCATCTTCTCGCCACTACCAGCAGCTATTCTTTTTCTCTTAGCCTGTATGTTTCTATATAAGCTCATTTGGTTAACCCTTTCTGCTTTTCATATGTCCTCAAGCCGCCAATTCCGAGCATGCCGCCAAGAACCGTTAAAAGTGTACCCATGTCAAATTCTGGTAGCTCTGGTAATTCTGCACCTGCAAATGATGCACCAAATATAATTAGATCTTTAAGTATAAAATGATAAGCAAAAGCAATCGCACAGACCCACCCAACAGCTGGGCGCCATCCGCCTTTAAATATAGAGCCACTTGCAGCTTCGGCTTTGTTAACCTCTATCTGAGAAAGAGCAAGTTGCTGGGCATGTTTCTCAGACATGGTAGCCAACTCATGAGCGATTCTTGCCTTTTCGTCAGCATCAGGAATAAATTTATCTAGCAGTCCTGTAACTGGACCTATTAATGCCTGTAAGATCAATATACCCTCACTTTCTTTTCATTTATCTTTGGTACAAGTTTACAAATACATTCGTAAATTTGTGTTTCACCTTTTATACTATACTCCTGTTTACTTAGATACTTAGAAAACATTACACAATCTGATGCTGATCGAAAATATATTGCTCCCTCTGCCACTCCGTTTAGATAACATGCTAACATAAATGCTGTCATTATAAAGTACTCTGTGGAGTTCTTACTATAGCAAATTCTTGTATACTGGCAATAACATGTAACCTATCTGCATTTGCTGCTGTTACTTTTAAAATTTCTCCACCTTTTAATATATAGTCATTTGTTAACAACTCAGTAGTAGTATTTGCATTTATGGTTTGTGTTTTAAATAAGGTAAACTCATGGTTTGTTACTGCGCCAGAAGAGTTCAAGCCATTACCCGTAACAGTTACTGTTATTGTTGATGAGTTTGATGAATCATTTACAATTAATAATGAGTTAATTACAGATGAGTTTGAGTCAGCGTTACTTGGAGCTGTGTAT